GGTATTAACTATCCATTCGTAACAATCAATGCTAACACCTCTTCTAAGAGCGGAGGAACATTCTTATTCTCTAATGTATTTATTAAGCAGGGTGAAGTTGTTACAATGCAATTTCAGGCAAACACTGCCAACCCGAAAAGAAGATTTGAAATTCCTTCTGCTAACGTTGATACAACCACTATTACAGTGGCAGTTCAGGAGTCATCTTCAAACACATATACAGAACAATATACCCTAAACGAAGATTTGACCGAGATTACAGCCAACTCTACTGTTTATTTTATGGAAGAAAACGAGAACTTAAATTATACCATCTATTTCGGTGACGATGTTCTAGGTAAGAAACCAAAGAATGGTAATATTGTTACTGTCACCTATCTTGATACTGCCGGTGCACCTGCTAATAACATTAATACGTTTACTTTTACATCTAGAATTGCTGGACTGTTTAGAGATAATGTTAGTATCTCAACCGTTTCATCTTCTATTGGTGGTACAAATAAAGAAACTGATGACCAGGTTAAGTTTCGTGCTCCTTATTTCTATTCTGCTCAGAATCGTGCGGTAACAAAAGATGACTATGAGTCACTAATAACCAAAGATTATAATAACATTGATGCCGTTTCTATTTGGGGTGGTGAAGAAAATGACCCGGTCATTTATGGTAAAGTTTTTATTGCATTAAAGACAAAAGGTTTTTTTGCACTAACGGACCTTGAAAAAGAAGAAATCAAAAATAATCTTATTCGTTCACGTAACGTTTTAACGGTTATGCCAGAGATTGTTGACCCAGATTATTGTTTCCTTCTTCTTCGTGGTAAGGTTACATACAATCCAGTTCTTACTCGAAAAACATCCGATGAGTTGCTATCAACCGTCAGACAGGCTATTGAACAGTATAACAACGACCAGTTGAATACCTTTAGGTCTATTTTCAAGTTATCTAAACTACAGCAATATATTGAATCATCTGAACCATCTATCACTGGTTCTGATTTGAACATCTATCTACAGAAACAGGTAGATGTTGAAAATAATAAATCAAGAAATTACATCATCAAGTTTGGTTCAACCCTAAGAAAAGGTGATATCCAAGAAAAACTATTTTCATTCCCACAGATAGTGGTTTTTGATAATGCCAACATTGAACGTCAGGTATTCATTGAAGAAGTTCCTGAATCTTATACTGGTGTAGGTTCTATTGTCGTCTTAGACGCTGGTTCTGATTATACCACGATACCAACTATTACCATTACTGGTGATGGAACAGGTGCTACTGCATATGCAAAGATTGTCAATCGTCGAGTCGTTGAAATCATTGTTACTAACAAAGGTTATAACTATACCCGTGCCACTGTTTCCATTCAAGGTGATGGCGTTGGTGCTACTGCATTTGCTAGAGTTGAAAACAATTACGGTACACTAAGAACATTCTATTTTAAATCAAATGGTGAAAAAGTTATTGTTAATGAAAATGCAGGTACAATTGATTACCTAAACGGCATTATTGAATTAACCTCTCTGTTTACTAACAGTGTTGTTCTCAATCAATATTATGACGAAAATGTTTTGACTGTTAATGCGGTTGCTGCCGATGAAATCATTTATCCATCAAGAAGCCGTATCTTTGCTATTGACATGAATAACCCTCAGAGCATCCAGTTGGAAATTGTTGAAGGACGATAATGGCCGTTTCTAATAATAAAACATCATTTCTTGTTTCTTCACAAGTTCCACAATTTGTTGCTGATGAACATCCAAAGTTTATCCAGTTTCTAGAAAAGTATTATGCCTTTCTAGAGCAAGAAGGCGAGTTATTAGACACCACCAAAAGACTTACTGATAATATGAATATCGACCTGGCCGACGAAAGATTCCAGGAGAAAATCTATAATCAGTTTCTAAAGTTGTTATCGGTTAACGTTATTACCGATAAGACAACTCTTATTAAATACATTAAAGACTTTTACCGTGCAAAAGGTACCGAAAATGCGGTTAGATTCCTTGCACGTATTCTATTTAAAAAAGAGATTGAGTTTTATTATCCAAAAACGGATATTCTTCGTGCCTCTGATGGTAAGTGGTATATTGAACGTTCACTCAGAGTTACCGACGTTGCGGTAAATAACGTTTCTAATACAATTGCTCTACTTAACTTTAAAAACCATACTATTCGTGGTGCATCATCAAATGCTACCGCTAAAGTTGAAACAATCGATGTTTATTATGATAAGGGTGATATTGTATCCGAATTAAAACTATCCGGTATTCGTAGAGAGTTTGAATCCGAAGAAACAATTTTTGCCTATTTCACCGAAGAAGGTGTTAATAAGAGAATTTCCGCCAACATCTATTCTGGTATTATTATCTCTGTTAAAGTAATTAAAGGTGGCACAGGTTATATCGAAGGCACCACCATACCTCTGATTTCTGAAACAGGTCGTAACGGTGATATTAAGATTAATAGAGTTACCTCAGGTTCTCTAAAGTCCATTGGTGTTACTTATGGCGGCGCCGGATATGTTACAGATGATACTGTTCTTGTTACCACATCATTTCAAGGCGGCGGTATTGGTGCATCAGGTAAAGTAAACGATATCGACTTAACAGAAAAATATCATCCCAATACCTATTTGTTTGTTGGTTCTGTCATCGCCGATGAAGAAAATACTATACTTTCAAATGTAACATTTTCTAATCTAAACTCTTCTAATATTTACACCACTCTTGCCAATGCAATGAATTACTGGACATATGCAAACTGTGGTCCAATTCTTACGGCCGGCGTCGTTACTGAAGGTCAGGGATATAATATTCTTCCAAACCTATCTGTAAGAGGTAATACATACATTCGTTCTTTAGGTATCGTTGGACGTGTTGGTGTTGCAAATGGTGGTATTGGATACAATCTAGGTGACTCCGTAGAATTTATAAATCCACAAGGCGAATATGGTACAGGTGCTTATGGTGAAGTTTCAAACGTTGCTGCAAATGGTGCCATTGTAGAGGTAAAACTTCTACCTATTCCAGGCCATACTGCCGGCGGATCAGGTTATAGTAGAACAAACAGACCAACACCGGTTGCCAACTCACTGACTGGTTATGGTGCTACTCTTACAACAGCAGCATTTCTCGCTTCCGACGATCAATTACAACCACTAACTGATGACATTGGTAAAATTGAAGAACTAATCATTATTTCTGGCGGTACAGGTTATCTAGAACCACCTATACTAGACTTAACCACTCATGGTGACGGAACTGCCGAAGCAAATGCGACCGTTGCTAGAGTTCTTTACATTTATCCAGGTCGTTACCTAAACGATGATGGCCATATCAGTGGTTATAACTTCCTAGAGAATAGAGATTATTATCAAAATTATTCTTATGTTGTTAAGATTGATGAATCACTCAACAAGTATAGAACTGCACTAAACAACCTAACACATCCACTAGGATTGAAACTGTTTGGTGAGTATGCTTTTACTAACGATATTGTTATTAATAGAGAAATTGATGTTTCAGATACAGCAACTACATTGTTCCTGGAAGGCAACTATCAAATCTTCTATAAGAATGCCACATACAATGTTAATAGTCAGAATGTAACATACTCTCCGGTTTCATTCTCATCAACATATGCAGCAAATAATCAGTTTAGAAATGATAGTTACTATGCCAACGGTTCTAATGTTGTTATATCGTCGCCTGTGCATGGATTTGCCAATAATGATTATGTGTATGTTTCCTTCACGACAAATGCTACAGCAAATCTAATAGATGGTCTGTATACCATTTATAGAAACAATACAAACTTCTTTACGATTACCACACAAAACACACACAACAATGTGTTAGGTAGTTCTATATCTTATGATCCGAGAATTATTATTAAGGCTAACTCCAATACCACATTTAATACATTATTACCAGGTTCAAATGTATATGTTCAATTTGGTGTTGTCGATCCATATTTGACTCAACAGAAGTATACCGTATTCTCTTCAAATACTACACAGTTTACTGTCATTGATGTAGATATTCCTAACATCTTTGTGGATTCCGGTAACTGTAATGTTTGGACATCACACATTCATGTCATTGCTAATAATCACAATTTCATTAAAAATGACAAGTCATATATCACTTTCTTAACAGGCGACATGGCCAATACCACAAACGGTTATACAAACGTTTACAACTCAAATGCAAACACAATTGTTTATGTGCTTAAAAATCCTGTGTTTGGTAATGGTGGTAACGCCAATATAGTTCTTAAAACTGTTACCGTTTATTCAGCAAACAATGCTCAGTCTGACAATGCTAACGTTCAGATTTGGTTCACCTCGGGTGATATCGCAAATACCGTTAACGGTGTTTACATGATTGATTATATCGACGGTAATACATTCAACATTACACTAAACCAGATTACAATCGTTAGTGGTAATGCTTCACTTTATACTAATAATTCCATATTTAACGTAACACTAAAAGACCATGGATATAATGACGGTAATAGAATTTATATGGAATACGTTAGTGGTGATTTGTATAGCATTGCCAACGGTATCTTCAAGGTCGAAAACGTTTCTGACGTTGATACATTCTCCGTCTATAGAAGCGACCTGGTCATTACTAAAGCAAATGGTATAGGTTCACTGACAGCAACAGCCAATACATTCCGTGTCTCTACGGCCTTGTATGAAAATGTTGGATAAATAGTTTATTGAAATTATAAGAGGCATAACTTGACATCAAGATTTTCTAAAGATATCCAAGTCTACAGCGCCAAACAGTTCAAAGAATCGGTTTCTGAACCACAATCATCCAATGTTTATTTTACTTTTGGTAGAGTAACTCCTTGGGCCAATGATGCGGAACCTTTACAGGCAAATACCGGTTCATCGGCAATCTATGATGTTTGGAAGAATATGATTGGTGCAAAGAGAATTTCCGGTAATGATATTCGTCACGTTGTTCCTCGTCACGACTGGACATCAAATACCGTTTATAACTCTTTTGACAACTTAACGGATTCACTAGACTTACATAATACAAGTTTTTATGTTGTTACCACTGATTGGAACGTCTATAAGTGTTTGTCAAATAATTATAGTAAACCTTCAACATCGATGCCAAC